ATGACTAAGAAAGAAGAAATTGAACTGGCCATTCTATATAGAAAAAGAGATGACTTAGAAAAAGAAATAGCAAGGGTTAAAGAAGCACATCGCAGACATGAGTTTGCGGAAGTCAATACATTTCAACTTTTTGTTCTGGAAGATCGTTTGCGTTGGATAGAGAAGAAAATAAGTAGAAGGGTGAAACATGATTAACAACGAAAAGATTAAGTACATTGACGGAAAGTTGAAAGGCATAAAGTTTTCTGCAAATAGAGTTGTAGATATTTGGGATAGACTCCAGGAAATCAACGCAGAACTCAATGGAGCGATAAAATCGCCGGCAATTAGGTCAGAAGATGAAGCAAAGTATCAAAGAGGGACACATATTTACAGATGTAATCTTATTGAATTGATGAATGAGGAAGAACAACTCTCTAAGCAATATCAGCTGTATGAAACAGAATTAAATGACATACAATTTTTTCTTAGAAAATTATCCGATAAAGAAATAGAAATCTTGTATCAGAGATATGAATGTGGAAGGTCATTTGAAACGATAGGATATATTCTTGGATATGATCATTCGGTTGTTCAGAGAAAAATAAAAAATATATTACGCAAATACTAACTTTGCACAATTGTGCTTTAAAAAATGTGTTACTATGCGCGTAGGTGGAAAAGGGCACACATTATTGGGGATGTGTGCTTTTTGCATGGGAAGCCATTATAAAAATATGTAACTTGGCATGAAGTTTTCATTATCAATCCTCCTTTTTTCTATATCAAATTAATGACTTCCCTTTCGCCTGCACCGAGGAAATGTATGGCGAAGGAATTTAGCAAAGCTTTTTATAAATCAAGAACATGGCAGAAAACACGACAGTTTATTTGGAAAAGAGATAACGGCCTATGCCAAGACTGTTTGAAAAAAGGGTTGATAACACCAGGCAAAGAGGTGCATCACATTGTAGAACTAACTGAAGATAACATTATGGATGCATCAATTTCACTTGGTGAAGATAACTTAATAACATTATGCAAGAGTTGCCATGAAGCTAGGCACAATGCGTCTGCTAGATCTAGAAGATACAGTGTCAAAGCTGACGGCTCTGTTGAAATACTCCCCCCTATGCTATGCAAAAATAGAGGGGCATGAAGACCGAGGAGTTGACTTTAAAATTTGGCTCCCACGTGTACATGACCCCCTCTTAATTCGGAATGATTCAGATGGAAAGGAGACAAAATGGCAAGAAAGAAAAAGATTACCGAAAAATCAGAAATTGAAAGATTGAATAAAATATATGAGTCGCTGCCACAAAACCAATTCGCGGTCGTGCAAGGCTTGATCGTTGAAGCTGCTCGGCTGAGAGTTCGATTATCTGAACTTTGGGAAGATATTCAAGAAAATGGCGAAACAGAGCTATTTTGTCAAGGAAAGAATACAGAGCCGTATGAAAGAGAAAGACCTGCATCAAGGATATACACAGCGACGAATAAGAGTTATCAGGCGATCATAAAACAGCTCAATGATCTATGCCCACCGGACCAAGTCAAAGATGAATTAGACGAGTTTATCAAGGCTGCAAATGAATAACTTTATCTTTGAATATTGGCAAGGGATATGCGACGGAAGTATCCTCGTTGGCAGCTGGATAAGGCTGCTTTATGGGCTGATTATAGAGAGAATTGAGGACGGAACATATACTTTTAGCCAGAAAAAAGCCAACAATGCGATACGATTCATCGAAAAATATTGTCGGCACAACAAAGGAAAACTTGCACCAGGATTCCTGAAACTTGACCTTTGGCAAAAAGCATTCATATCTGTTTTGTATGGAATTTTAGATAAAGATGGATATCGACAGTTCCGTGAAATTATTTTAGTGATTGGAAGAAAACAGGGTAAGACGTTACTTGCGGCTGCCATCATTGCTTACGAAGCGTATGCAGATGGAGAATTCGGAAGTGAAATCTATTGCGTCGCGCCAAAGTTAGACCAGAGTGATTTGGTCTATTCTGCTTTTAAATTTACAGTTGATAAAACTCCGGTTTTTAGCAATATGACTTATCCGAGAAAATCAGACCTATATATAGAACGCTCGAACACTTCTATTAAAAAGATTGCATTCAATGAGAAGAAGGCGGATGGATATAATCCTATGCTTACAGTAATGGATGAGATGTCATCATGGCCAGCAAATAGAGGCTCTAAGCAGTATGAAGTTATGGTATCTGGTACAGGTTCTCGGAATGAACCTATTACACTTTCAATTTCAAGTTCAGGATATGTAAATGACGGACCGTACGATGAATTAATCAAGCGTGGAACGAGTTTTCTTCTTGGGAATTCACGCGAAAAGAGATTGCTGCCAGTTTTGTATATGATTGATGACATTGAAAAGTGGAATGATATTAACGAACTAAGAAAGAGCCTGCCCGGATTAGGTGTATCTGTTCCGGTACAGTTCATTTTGGATCAAATCGATGTTGCTATGGAGTCGTTGACCAAAAAAGCGGAATTCATCACAAAGTACTGTAACATTAAGCAGAACTCATCGCAGGCGTGGTTATCTACGCAGACGATTGATAAAACGATTTGTGATGAATTGAAACTTGAGGACTTCCGTAATTGTTATTGCGTTGGCGGAATCGACTTGTCGCAAACAACAGACCTTACTGCATGCAATATTGTCATTGAGAAAAATGGAACTCTATATGTATTTTCTCAATTTTTCTTACCGGCAGAAAAAATTGATGAGGCGAGTGCACGAGATGGATTGCCGTACAGGACATACATTCAGCGTGGACTGCTGAAAGAGTCAGGTCAAAACTATGTTGATTATAAAGACTGCTTTGATTGGTTTAAAAAGTTGATTGAAAACTATCGGATATATCCGCTAAAAGTCGGATATGATAGATACTCTTCGCAGTATTTAGTGAGTGAAATGAAGCAGTACGGTTTCCATATGGACGATGTATTTCAAGGTGAGAATCTAACGCCGGTGATTAGAGAGACAGAAGGACTCATGAAGGACGGTGTAGTAAAAATTGGAAACAACGATCTTTTAAAGATACATTTTCTTGATTCCGCAATCAAAGCAAATACAGAAACGAACAGAGTCAAATTGATTAAATTAGAGCAGCGTGCACATATAGACGGTATGGCTGCTTTTTTAGATGCAATGTGTGTGCGCCAGAAATGGAATGAGGAAATTGGCGTGCAGCTTAAAAATGAATAGGAGGACTAATGGGATTATTTGATATTTTATTTCCGAAGATAAAACAGAAGATTAGAGCTGACAATTATTTTCAAACTTTGTCAGCATATACTCCTGTGTTTAGAACGTGGAATGGAGAACTCTACGAGTCTGAATTGGTCAGAACTGCTATTGATGCACGATCTCGACATATTGCGAAGTTAAAACCGTGTTTCTATGGCGCAGCACAGAGCAAGCTTGTAACGAAATTGAAGCAAGCACCGAATACCATGCAGACATGGTATCAATTCATGTATCGTCTGAATACGATCTTAGATATGCAAAATACGGCATTCATCGTTCCGGAATATAACAAGAACATGGAACGGATTGGTATGATTACATTTTTACCAGAACGCTATGAATTGGTAATGTGTGATGGTATCCCGTGGATCAGATTTATATTTTTAAATGGATTGACCGCCGCGGAAGAATTATTGAATATTGGCATATTGACGAAGTTCCAATACAGAAATGATTATTTCGGTGAGTCGAACAGCGCATTAAACGCAACGATGAATTTGATCAACATTCAAAATCAAGGCATCGAAGAAGCAGTGAAGAACGCAAGCACATATCGCTTTATGGCGAACGTTAACAACTTCACAAAAACAGAAGACTTAGCGAATGAGCGAAAGAGATTTTCAGAAGAAAACCTTTCCGGAAACGGCGGAGGCTTGCTGTTGTTCCCTAATACTTATCAAAACGTCAAGCAGATAACACCGAATGCATATAACTCAAATTCGGCAGAGCGTGAACTGATACAGAAAAATGTGACTTTTTATTACGGCGTCAACGAAAAAATATTGAACAATTCCGCGACCGGTGATGAACTGGATGCATTTTTCAATGGAGCGATAGAGCCGGCAGCGATACAGCTATCGGAAGTCATCACACGATGGATGTATTCGCCATTTGAACAGTCTAACGGCTCATATTTTGTGGCGGTTGCAAATCGCCTGCAATATATGTCAATTACAGCAAAAGTATCTATGTCAAAAGAACTTGGTGACCGTGGTGCAATCATGATCGACGAGATAAGAGAGCTGTTCAACTGGGGACCGCTGCCGGATGGTGCTGGACAACATGCACCAATCAGAGGTGAATATTATTTTGCAGGTGAAAAATCTGAGGAAGGTGAAAAAAATGAATAAAACAGTTTTAGACAAAATCAGCGAAGGAAGACAGATCAGAAGAAATGATATGCATCCGGAGTTCAGGACGATCGACAGCGAGGATGATGAGTTGATTGTTGAGGGTCATGCATGCACATTTGATGAACCATATCTGTTGTATGACTGGGACGATTATAAAGTGTATGAGCAAATTGACAGAAATGCATTTGCGGAATGTGATATGTCGGATGTCATCATGCAGTTTGATCATTCCGGTAGAGTATATGCTCGGACGAGAAATAACACACTTGAAGTGAAACCTGATAATGTCGGCTTATTTACAAGGGCTGATTTGAGTAAATCGTCTGACGGTCCCGGATTATATGCGGACATCAAGAACGGTGTGATCGACAGAATGTCGTTTGCTTTTACTGTTCTTGAGGATAAACGCGAAGTTACAGAGGATCATGAGAAAAACATTACTACGGTGTTACGTACTATCACCAAAATCGGAAAACTGTATGATGTATCAGCGGTTTCTATTCCGGCGAATGATGGTACTGATATATCTGCGCGAAATTTCAGCGACGGAGTGATTGCTGAAATTAAAGCGGAGCGACTGAAGGCGCAGGAAAAAGAACACAGAAGAGCAAGACTGAAATTGAAGTTAAAATTGTCGGAAATGGAGGGCTAAAAAATGGATATCGACAAAATGAATTTTGATGATGTTGAAAAGCGTATGTCTGAAATCAAGGAAGAATTGGAAAAGGACGATGCTGACATCGAGGCATTAGAAAAAGAAGTAAATCAATTGGAAGCAAGAAAAAAGCAACTAAAGGAATCTGCTGAAAAGCGCAAGACTCTTATGCAAAAAGTTGCAAGTGGAGAAGGAGAAATCGTGGAAACTCGTACAACAGAAACAAATGGTTTAGAAAAGCGTGCGAATGAACTTATTGAAAACGGTCATATTACTAAGCGTGCGTTATTAAGTACTGGAAAGATTGCAAAACCTACTGCGGTCGGCGGTATCAGTGAACTCGCTGATGTTGCATCTGATATTGTTGATGATGTAAATGCAATCGAACTATCAGGAAATGGAACATGGGAAGTTGGATATCAGAAAACAAATGCAACTGCCGAAGATGTAGTAGATGGAAATGATCTTGGTGGCACAGGTGCTACATTTGATACAGTGAAGATCACACCGTCTGAATGGAGTGTGTTTGATACTGTATCTAAACAGGTCAAGAAGATGACTCCGTTGAACTATCTTAACGCAGTCGAAAATGCAGCGTTATCTGCATTACGTGCAAAGGCATCCGATAAGATTGTGGCGGCTGTCAAAGCATCTGCCTTGGTCGAAAAACGTACAACCGTTGCATTAGATCAAGACTATTTGCGTAATCTTGTGCTCGGATTTAGAGCAATCAAAAACAAGGGTGGCGTATGCTTGTATATTGCACAAGAAGACCTTTCAGCTCTTGGTAAAGTACGCGGAACAAGTGAAAAGAAAGCGATTTATGAGATCAGCTTTGATCCAAATACGACTTTATCTGGAATAATTCAAGATGGCGGTACGATTACCCGTTTTAGAATCCTTGATCAATTAGAGAAGGGAACGCAGCTTTTTGGTCAACCATTGACAATCGATATGCCAATGTGGGATGACTATACAATCGATACGGATGAATCGGGCGAATTCTTCAAAAAGAATGTTATCGCTGTACGCGGATTACAGACAGCGAACGCTGATTTGGTTGTATTCCATGGTATGCAGGTTATCACACAGGCGTAATTATTAAGGAGCGGTTTTGCCGCTCCTTTTAATAGATAAAAGGAGCCAACGATGGAATTGGGAAAAATAAAACTGAGCCTGCGAATCACTACAGATGCATTTAATGAAGAATTGACCATGCTTGCAGCTGCGGCATACCAAGACTTGCTTGTTGCTGGCGTTTCACCGGAAATTTTGAAAAAAGAACCACTGCCATCAATTGTCGAACACGCGATTATCACTTATGTTAGATTAAATTTCGGTCAACCTAATGACTATGAGCGTCTTAAAAAATCGTATGATGAGCAGAAGATGCAATTGGGCATGTCAGCAGACTATACGAAATTTTAGAGGTAGTTATGGATAAATCAGAGGTTCTTTTTTTAATTTCTTCATCGTATATCAAAAACGATAACGGTGTTTTTGAAACTATGGAAACAAAAAAACAGATATTCTGCTCTGCTGATTCAGCGTCACAAAGTGAGTTCTTCAACGGAGGATTGAACGGTCTGAAACCGCAGAAAAAATTCACATTGTTTAAATATGACTACAACGATGAAGAAGTAGTTGAATTTAAAAATAAAAGATACACCGTATATCGAACGTATGAAAAAGATGATGATATCGAACTGTATACGGAGCTGAGGAAAGGCAATGAGTAAGAATATATTACCAGGAAGTTTGTCATCTGAAATCAACGCGATACTTGATGAATATGGTGATAAGGCAAGCAGGTGCCTTGAAAAAGTAGTTCCTGACGTTGCAAAGGACGCAACGAAAAAATTAAAACACGGCGGCTCATTTAAAAGCAGGACCGGCGAATACAATAGAGGCTGGACAGCAAAAGTCGAAACAGGGCGCACACAAGTAAAATCTGTAGTGCACAATAAGAAAAAGTATCAAATCACTCACTTGTTGGAATTTGGACATGCTAAAGCAGGCGGTGGGCGTGTGGGTGCGTATCCACATATTGCAGATGTCAATGATTGGGCACAGAAAGAAGTGATAAGAAAATTAAAGGAGGAGTTATCGCGATGAATTCCGTCGAATTGAAAAAAATGATGGAGAGTATATTAGGTGCAGAAAAATGCGCTTATTATTCGTTCCCCGAGAAAGCTGCTCCTGAATTACCTTATCTTCTGTATTGGTTTCCGTCATCGAATGATGAATATGCTGATGATAAGAATTACACCAAAATCAGAAGTATAAACATTGAATTGTACTCCGAACACAAGGACTTTAAAGTTGAAAACATCGTAGAAGAGAAACTACGAGCAGCGGAAATTCCATATGTGCGAAGCGAGCAGAATCTGGCAAGTGAAGGAATGTATGAAGTATTGTATGAAAGTGAGGTAGTTATTGATGGGTAGAATTAAATACGGAATTAAAAATTTACATATTGCCGAAGTGAAATCGACGGAAGGTAAATATACATATGATACACCAAAAAAAATTACAGGTGCAGTCAGTATCACGTTAGATGCAAGTGGTGAAGAGTCTGAAGAGTATGCGGATGATGTCATTTGGTATAAAGAAGATACGAACAACGGTTACGAAGGGAATCTTGAAGTTGAGATACTTGATGATGAAATTCTAACTATGATGTTTGGTTATGAAAAAAATACGGACGGTGCAATCTTGGAAAAAGCGACAGATGTAGCGAAAGAATTTGCATTAATGTATGAATTTAAAGTTAGTGGAGATCCAACTATAAAGGGTAAGAGAGTTGCTTTATATAGAGTTAAGTTCTCACGCCCTTCGTTATCGACTTCAACAAAACAGAAGTCCACATCACCTGTGCATGATACGGTCAAAATAACTGTAATGCCACGCGAAACGGACGACTGCATAAAAGCGACAATCACGTCAGATAAAGAGGAAAAATATAAAACGTGGTTTGACAAAGTTTATGAAAAGGCAGACGCGTAATGCGACTGCCTTTTTCAAACTATTCAGGAGGTGTAAATGGAACGCAATATTTTAATTAATGGAAAAGAAGTGAAGTTCAAAGCGACAGCAAGCACAATCATTCGCTATAGAAATAAATTTCATTCTGATCTGATTGCAGATATGAATACGATTGATAAAGCCATGAAGAAATCCAAGAAGGATATCCCTTCCGGCGTGCTTGAAATTTTTTTGAATCTATCATATACATTGGCGAAACAAGCTGATTCTATGATTGCGGATGATCCGCTTGAATGGCTTGATACATTCGAAATATTTCCAATAGAAGAAGTAATGCCACAGGTTGTTGAACTTTGGGCAGATTCACAAAAATTGAGTGTAGAAGCAAAAAACTCCCAAAGCCGACGGACCGCGAGATCACGTCGGCATTAATACTTTTACGATGCAAACAACTTGGATTAACGCTTGAAGATTTGGATGTTTTGGATCTTGGCGCTGTTATGGATATGGCGGTAGAACAAGCAAACGATGACTATGAATATCCTGTTTTGGCAACACAGGAAGATATGGATAACTTTTAGGAGGAAAAAATGGCAGACAGAATCAAAGGAATCACAATTGAAATAGATGGGAATACCACGAAGTTATCCGAAGCATTGAAAAAGGCAAATTCGACTTTAAAAGATACGCAGTCATCTTTGAAAGATGTCAATCGATTGTTGAAAATAGATCCTGGTAACGTAACCCTGTTGAAACAGAAACAGGACCTTTTAAAAACATCAATCGCGGCAACAAAAGATAAGTTAAAAGAGACGAAAGAAGCGTATGAACAGTTAAAAAAGGCAGACCCATCGGAAGAGAATAAACAGCAGATGCAGGCTCTTGAAAGAGAGATTGCAGATACAACAAACAGTCTTAAATATTTGGAAAAACAGGCCAAGGATTTTGGGTCTGTTTTTAAACAACAGATGCAGGTTGCTGGCGACAAAGTGAAGGATCTTGGATCGGGCATCAAGGATGTTGGTGCAAGCATGTCCAAGAATGTTACAGCACCAATCGTCGGAGTTGGAGCCGCGGCAATAGCGGCGTTTAAAGAAGTCGATGTAGGATTTGATACGGTACGTGCAAAGACCGGAGCAACTGGGCAGAACCTAAAAGAAATGGAAGGAATGGTGACGAACATTGCTTCACAGATTCCGACAAGTTTTGATATTGCCGGCGCAGCGGTCGGAGAGGTCAACACACGGTTCGGCTTGACCGGCCAAGCGTTGGAAGATTTATCGACAAAGTTTATTAAATTTTCAAAGATCAATCAACTAGATGTTTCGTCATCCATTGATGAAACACAAAAGGCATTATCGGCGTTTGGATTAGGCTCTGAATCTGCCGGCACATTGCTCGATCGATTGAATCTTGTTGGTCAACAGACCGGAGCATCAATGGATGCTTTATTGTCCGGATTGATTCAAAACGGCACAGCGTTCCAAGAAATGGGACTTAATATTGAACAATCCGTATCATTAATGGGACAACTTGAAACATCAGGTGCAAACTCCGAAACGGTTATGAACGGATTGCGCAAGGCACTGAAAAATGCTGTGCAGGATGGCATACCGTTGAATCAGGCACTGGAAGATCTGCAACAAACGATCTTGGGACAAAAAGAAGGCATTGACGGATTAAAGGCATCCTATGATTTATTTGGGAAATCAGGCGATCAGATATACGGCGCGGTCAAAAATGGAACATTAAATTTTTCGGATTTGGGTGCAGCAATAGCTGATGCTGGCGGAAATTTGGACAATACATTTGAGGGAATGCAGGATCCAATCGATAAATTTAACGTGATGATGAACAAAGCAAAGGTTGTTGGCTCTGAACTCGGTGGAACGTTGATGGAGTTGTTACTGCCTATTTTGGAAAAACTGTCAAATTTTTTGATGGGTTTGAAAAATGCATGGGAATCTCTTGATCCTGGGATGCAGAAAGTTATTATTACGATTGCATTAATCATTGCGGCAGTAGGACCATTATTAGTAATTGTCGGTAATGCAATTGTTTTATTTGGGAATGTTATTGCAGTTCTTGGCGCAGTTGCAAGTCCAGTCGGAATCGTTATTGCGGCAATTGCAGCATTGATTGCAATCGGAGTTGCCCTTGCGGCGAATTGGGATACGATATGCAACATCACTAGGGACATATGGAGTAAGATCAGCGGTGCTGTTACAGATGCCCGCAATGCGATTGTGAACGCATGGAGCGGTGTTGTTGGCTGGTTTGGAGACAAGTGGAATGGCATCAAAAATGGTGCTTCCGATATTTGCAGTGGAATTGTCGGCATCTTCACAGGTGCAATCGACACGATCAAAGGATTATTCAATTTTGAATTCAAATGGCCGCATATTCCATTGCCACATTTTTCAATCAGCGGAAGCATCAACCCTCTTGATTGGTTGAAGGGCGGCTTACCTAAGATTGGCGTAAATTGGTATGCAAAGGCGATGCAGCAACCACTACTTTTGAGCGGTGCAACTATCTTCGGTAGCATGGGTGATAAATTACTTGGCGGCGGCGAAGCAGGCAGGGAAGTTGTATTATCCGAAGCGAAGCTGAAGGAATTAGCTGGTGGCGGACAAGTTACGAACTATATCACTATTCAGACATTGCCGGGACAAGATAATAACGCAATCGCAAATATGGTGATTGAAAAGATTAGAAAGGAGATGCAACGAGGGCGATGAGACAAATGATTATTTATAACGGCAGATCTAACCGCAATTTTGGTGCAGTCGTATCAAGTAAAGAAGAATACAATGCGCCAGCTCCGCGCATCTCAGATTTTACGGTGCCGGGGAAAAATGGGAAACTGCATTATGCAGACGGAACGTATGATAATTTTCAAAAGAAATATCGTATCGTCGTCATGAATGGCGATCTTGCAACGAAAACGAAAGCAATCAAAGCATGGTTGCTTTCCGATTCGGGGTATCATCGTTTTGAAGATACATACGATACAGAGGTCTATAGAATGGCACGTGTGATCAATTCGATTGAGTTTTCTATATTCCGAAATATGGCAAGTTGTGATGCTGAATTCGATTTCAAGCCGGCATCATTCCTGAAATCAGGAGAAAACACCGTTGAATTTACAAAATCCGGAAGTATTTTAAATCCTACAAGTTTTGCGGCAAGCCCTTTAATTAGGATATATGGCAAAGGGATTGTGCGTATCGGGAATGATGAGATTACGATCAATCGTTCCGGAAAAAAGTATATAGATATCGACACAGAAATTTCCGCTGCCTTTGAGGGTATCGAAAGCCGAAACGGGAACATCAGTCGTATCAATAAAAAGATTGTGTTGATTCCCGGTGAAAACCAAATCGGATTAGGTGATGGGATAACAAAGGTAGAAATTAAACCAAGGTGGTGGACATTATGATTATTTTATATGAAAAAAATGAAACTGTATTTAAAACTAATGGTATTGGCCAATTGATAGATTGCACGGAATGCATCGTTACTGAAGAACTAAACGGTTCTTTTTCTTTGATTTTAAAATATCCTTTAAATGCGGCATTTTATCCTGAGTTGAAGCAATCGCGTATCATTCTAACGGAACCGCGTGAAGGTGATGAACCACAGCCATTTAGAATATTGACAGTGAAAAAATTGATGGATAATGCATGCGAAGTGTATGCAGAACACATTGCATTTGATTTAAAGGGAATTCCAGTCAAGCCATTCAAGGCAACAGGTGTTTCAGCGGTTTTGGACGGTCTGAAGCGTAATTCGATGTTGGAACATGCATTTACTTTTCAGACAGATATAGTTAATGCCAAGAGCATTTATGAACAGGCGGAGCCGATGACCTTGTTGTCGCTGTTAGGAGGCGTACAAGGGAGTGTTCTCGATGTATTTGGCGGTGAATATGAATATAACGGGACGAATGTATATCTGCATGCACATCGCGGCAGAGATAATGGTGTATTGATACAATATGGCAAGAATCTGACGGGATTGGAACTTGAAGAAACAATCGAAAGCACCTATACAGGCGTTCTTGCATATTGCACAAAAGACGATATGAATATCTATGGTGATGTGCAATATGCAGAAAATCACCAAAACTATCCAAGAGAAAATATCTTTATCTTAGATAAGTCGAGTGATTATCCGGAAACACCGACAAAAGAACAGTTGAATCAGGATGCTGCAAGTTATATCAAGACAAATAATGTAGGTATTCCGGCCTCGAATTACTCGATTGAATTTGTGCCGCTGTGGCAGACGGAAGAATATAAAAATGTAGCAATACTGGAGCGTGTTGGACTTGGCGATATCGTCACAATATCATATCCGACACTACAGATTGATGCATCTGCAAAGGTCGTCAAAACGGAATATGACTGCATTACCGGAAGATACAAAAAAATCGAAATCGGTAACGCAAAAGCGAAACTTGGCGATGTAGTCAATCAAAAGGTGGAAGAAGCAGCAGAAAAGAAGGTTAAAGGCGTACATTCTTTCTTGGAAGATGCGATCAATCATGCAACAGAATTAATCACCGGAGGTGATGGCGGAAACGTGGTGATAAACCGAAACGAAGCTGGTCAACCAAATGAAATTCTTATCATGGATAATTCTGATAAAGCAAAGGCAAAGTATGTGTTGCGAATCAACATGAATGGTATTGGCTTCAGCTCTAGCGGGTACAATGGACCATTCAAATCTGCATGGACACTTGATGGAAAATTTGTTGCAGATTATATTGCATCAGGAACAATCAATGCGATTAAGATTATCGGATCGCAGATTACTGGCGGAACTATTAAATCTCCGGTGATATTTTTTGGTGATGAAGCGGATGGTGTCAAAGCTTACTATGATCCTGACTATGGACTACGTTTTACCGGCTCAAAGGGTAGATTTGTTATCGATACGGATGTTTTTGCAATATTTAAAAACGGTCATAAAACAAATCCATTAATTCAAACGACACCTGATGGGTCAATAACAATTGGAAACGATGCTGGTAATGGTTTTATATCGATAGGCTCTGATGGAACAGTTGCAATTAAAGGGAAACAGGGAAGTGTTATCTATTAGGAGGATTAAGCATGATTATTAGAGATTTTGAAATATGTATTATTCCAAATTCGACGATACAACGTATCATCAATGCGAATCAATATGATAAAGGTGAAGTGTGGCGCTTTACTTTGTATGATGAAAACGGGATTAAAATCGTTCCTACAGACGCATCAATCATTGGAATAAAGCCTGATAATAAGATCATAGCGCTTGCAGGTACAATTGATGAAAATGGTCGTGTATGTATCACGGAAACTGAACAGATGACGGCGGCAATTGGAATCAGCAAGTATGAAATCACATTTGATGGTGGTACGCACGGAACATATAACTTCAATGTTTATGTTGAAGAAAAACCTGGAGCAGATGGGATTGTTTCCGATTCTGAAATCGCAATCTTTCAGCAGGCAATTTCAGAAGCTGCAGCTGCTGTAAAAACCTCTACGGAACAAGCGGCATTATCAAAAAAACATGCCGGAGAAGCAAAAACTACTGCTGATGCATTAGCAGCGGATACGACCACGATTAAAAACGGTATTTCACAAATTGCAACGGATGTGCAAAAATTGAGCACAGATCTCACAAAGTTTAAAGAAGATACTACAAAAAACAAAACTGAGACTGAAAATGTGATATCTGATTTGCGAAAAAAGGATAGTGAAATATTTGATAAAATAGGAACGAAGCAAAACGGAAAAGTAATAAAAGCATCTAACACAATTGCACAAGATCTAAAGGCACTTGACGATGCAGTAGGAGCAACACAATCACAGCCAAGTGGCAGTGTTTATTACGAATACATTGGAACGCTAATGCCTGGCACAGTTCGCATAACTATTCCTAAAGGGAAAAAGGAAATATTAGCTACATATACATCTACCGGCCCATCATACGCAGTTAAAAGTAGCTTAATTATTTCTGTTCCAAATAAAGGATATTATGATTTTTGGGTAGGCGGAAATGGGCAAGCATCTGATCATTTCTTCAGATTTTATAACGGAGCCGATAACGGAAATGACTATGTGCTTCAAAATTCCATTTTAACGGCAGCTGACAAAATTGATATTTATGTCAAATAAAAAATATATTGCTATTAAGGCACTCGAAAGGGTGCCTTTTTAGATAGAAAGAGGAAAAAGAAAATGAGAATTTATAACGTACCTGATGTTTCAGAACATCAACCAAATTTCGACTTCACACCATATGCCGGCGGATATGCAATTCTGCGCGCTGGCGTGGCAAGTAGAGAGGATTACTCATTCCGTCGACATGTAGCAGAATGTCAACGTTTAGGAATCACTATCGGCGTATATTTCTATTCCTATGCTTTGAATGTGGCACAGGCAATTGAAGAAGCACAACGCTTTTTATCCATCATTGATGGCGTTGATATTGGCTTAGGCGTATGGCTTGATATGGAGGATGCTGACCACTACAAAGTAAATAGTGGGGTTGCTATCACGCATGACAATATTGCTCCAATGTCACGTGCATTCTGTGATGTTGTTGCTTCAGCTGGCTACTACACAGGCATTTATACATCGCTGTCATGGCTTGGTTATCTAGCGCCTGAATGTGATCCATACGATAAGTGGGTGGCAGCTTGGGGCAATAACGATGGAAGCCATACGGTAGATACATCAGCGTATGGAACTATCCAACAGTACACTTCTAACTATGGAACATTAGATGAGAATGTTATCTTTGTTGACCCATCAATCTATCGTACTGGTGCAACAGCAGATAGACCAACGGATTATGTTCCATCACCTGCACAATCACCCGCAGCAACATCATCTAACATCTATGTGGCTCAATATGGCGATACTCTATCAGGAATTGCGGCTAAATTTGGAACGACTTACCAGCACTTGGCAGAAATCAATGGTATTGCCGACCCTAACAAGATTTACGCTGGTCAAGAAATTATCGTCAGTGGCGAACCAGTCGCTAATACGAGCGATGAAGAATACTACACAATTCAGGATGGCGATACACTATCAGGAATTGGAGCGGAACATGGCGTTTCTTGGCAGTGGTTGGCAGAAGTTAACAACATTGCTAATCCGGATCTGATTTATGCAGGCAAGACAATTCGTGTTAGATAGGTGGTGATACGTATGATGCCAAAATTTGATAGTGAAATGATAATCACGTTTATCTTTTGGATCGCTGGTTCTATCGTTACAGTCGGTGGTGCTACAGCAATACTGGAAAGATGGACTGTTAAATTCAAACAACCTGAAGAAAAACAGAATGCACGATTAGATGATCACGAAAAACGTATATGCAAATTAGAAACGGATCGTGATGATATGACCGAACAATTGCTTGATTTAAAAGAGATGAGCCGTTTGCAGTTGGCACAAATCTCTGCCATCGCAAACGGTGACGCAGATGCAATCAAAACAGCAAGTAATGCAATCTCAAATTATTTAAGAAACAAAATATAGGAGGAAAAGAAAATGCTTATTAAAAACAACAAGACTTATGACGTATTAAAAGAAGTTGCACTTACGATTCTGCCGGCATGCTCGGTATTGTACTTGGCGCTTGCCGGATTATGGGACTTACCATATCCACAGCAAGTAAGTGGTACAATTATGGCAATTGATGCATTCTTAGGTGCATTACTCCATGTATCAACCAAACAATACAATGAAGCAAAAGCCGAAGAAGATTTGAAGTAATTGAAAGCCTACTCTCATTGCGAGGGTAGGCTCGTTTTTTTATACAAAAAAATAAAATATTTCGTAAAAACACTTTACATAGTGCCGTCATTATGTTAATATATAAGTGTAGAAAGGAGGTA